CTAATGACAACTTTTAGTAATACACTTAAAACTATAAATGCAGTTGGTACAACCGTAATGTCGGCACCACCACCATTTACACCATCTACTAAAAAAGGTATGGATGGTGGAACAATAGAACAAGTTTGTGATGTGATGGCAAAATCAATACACACATCATTTACAACAAGTATATTTACAGGTGCGGGAAGTAACACTGCACCACCAGCAGCAGGGCCAGTTGTCGGAAAATTAGTATAAAGATAAAAACAAAATATTTATTAGATAAGAATAGGAGTTTACAATGAAGAAACAAGAACTAATAAAGATAATCGAGTTGGTAGTTCGTAAGGAAGTTAAAAAACAAATGAATGAGATATTTATTAAAGATAACGATTCATCTTCACTTACTGAATTAGTTACAGCTCCGAAACCAAAAAAAGTTCAGAAACCTAAAAAGGAAGTAAATTACACCTCAAATGAGGCACTTAATAAAGTTCTGAATGAAACCGTTGGTGGAGTTCCACAAGGAGAAAGTGGTGGATATGAAACTATGGGTGGTGGAGTCTTTGATAGTAGTAAAATAAATCAAATTTTAGCAAGAGAAACAGGTTTAGGAGACACGGAGTCCGTAAAGGAAAAGAAACGAGAAATAGCAGCAGTTGATTCTATAAAGAAAGCTGGTGTGAATGTTGACCAAGTTCCTGACCATGTTCAAAATGCATTAACAAGAGATTATTCAGCAGTTTTGAAAGCAATAGACCAGAAAAAAGGTGGGACGAATTTTCGTCCTTAGTGGAGTTAATAAATGGGTAGAGCAAGAAGTTCATTAGATTTGGATTTAGACCCAGATGTGAATATTGGTTTGAAATTACCAATGAATCACGATGAGGGAAGTGGATTTTTTCCAGGCCATTCTACGACACTTTCACAGACAGGTAGTAATATTAGAAATTTATTATTGACAAATAGAGGTGAGAGAGTAGGACAACCCACATTTGGTGCTGATTTACTTTTGACTTTGTTTGAACCTATGAGTGAACAACTTATAGAATCTGTTACAGAAAAGATATCAGAATCCATGACAGAATGGTTACCGCATGTAATAGTTAGTAAATTGAATGTAGAACCAGATGATATAGAACCAAATAAACTGGTTATTGAAATTGAATTTAGTCTTACATCAAATCCAGATGTATTTGAAACTATAACATTAGATTTTGCTACGGGTGAATAGGGAGAAATAAAATGTCGGAAAAAGTCCAAAAAGATGTTAGATATTTAAATAAAGACTTTGGTGCCTTTAGAAATAGTTTAATGGAATTTGCAAAAACTTATTATCCAAATACATATAATGACTTTAATGAAGCTTCTCCTGGTATGATGTTCATAGAAATGGCATCATATGTAGGTGATGTTTTGTCTTATTATGTGGACACACAATTTAAGGAAATGTTGTTAGCTTATGCAGAGGATAGAAAAACAATCTATGAGATGGCACAAGTTTATGGATATAAACCAAAAGTGGCACAACCATCTTTTGCAAATGTTGATGTATTCCAAACCGTACCTGCTACTGGAACTGGTACAGCAGTTAAACCAGATATGAATTATGCATTAACCGTGAATGAAGGTACATTAATGAGTGCTGCAAACGGAACTATTTTTAGAACTTTAGAGGATTGTAATTTTAAATATTCGAGTTCATTTGATCCATTAGAGATAGATATTTATGAAGTTGATGCAACTAATAATGTACCATCATATTATCTATTGAAGAAAACCGTGAGGGTTAAGAGTGGAACTATGGCTACAGAATATTTTGATTTTGGTTCGGCAGAATCATACCCAAGAATAAAATTGGCACAAAAAGGAGTTACAGAAATAATATCAGTAACAGATAGTGATAGTAACAAGTGGTATGAAGTTCCATATTTAGCACAAGATACGACATATGTAGATGTAGAAAATACTGCAGCTAATGATCCAAGTTTGAGTCAGTATAGTGACCAATCACCATATTTGTTAAAATTAAAAAAGACACCAAGACGATTTGTTACATATATTGTACAAGATGGTTCAACAGAATTGAGATTTGGTTCGGGAATATCAGATAGTCCAGATGAAGAAATTATACCAAATCCAAATTCAGTTGGTTCTAATTTACCTGGAAGTCCATCTAAACTTGATACATATTTTGATCCTGCCAATTTTCTAAAAACAGAAGCTTATGGACAGGCACCAGCAAATACAACATTAACAATAAAATATTCTTATGGTGGTGGAACTGAGGATAATGTACCTCAAGATAGTATAACAAATTTAACTGATGTTAATTTTACACAAGAAACTGCTGGACTTGATTCAGACGCAGTTACTACTGCACAAAATTCTGTAGCAGTAACTAATCCATATCCAGCAACTGGTGGAAAATCATCAGAATCAGTAACAGAAATTAAACAAAATGCCTTAGCATATTTTCAGGCACAAGGTAGAATTGTAACAAAAGAAGATTACATAACACGAACTTATGCTATGAATGCAAAGTATGGTGGTGTGGCAAAAGCATACATAGTACAAGATGAACAATTAAATATTCCATCTATGCAAAAGGAAACTTCTAATGGTTCAAATATATTTATAGATGAGAGAAATTTAGACCAACTTAAAACTAAAGATATACAATCATCTATTAAAAGACTTCCAAATCCAATGGCATTAAATCTTTATACACTTGGATATGATGCAAATAAAAAACTTACTCAATTAAATACGGCAGTAAAAGAAAATTTAAAAACATATCTTAGTCAATATAGAGTAGTAACCGATGCAATTAATATTAAAAATGCATGGATTATTAATATAGGAGTGAAGTTTGGATTTATAGCAAGAAAAGGATTTAATAAATCTGAAGTTACTTTGAGATGTATTGAAAAGGTAAAGGACTTTTTTAATACTGATAGATGGCAAATTAATCAACCAATAATTATTGCAGAATTGGCATATCAGTTATCATTAGTAGATGGTGTAGGGGCAGTTGTTCCACCTGCAGAAGATAACCCACATAATCAGCCTGTATTAATTACTAATAAATGGCAAACAGCAGATGGATATTCTGGGAATGTATATGATATAAATTACGCAACAAAAGATGGAATCGTTTATCCTTCGTTAGATCCATCTATATTTGAATTAAAATATCCTAATTCAGACATAGAGGGAAGAGCAGTTGGTGATTCTGTTGGTGTTATGTTTTAAATGGAGAATATAAATGCATTATTTTGAGTTCCCAACAAAAGATACTACACTCTATGAAGATAGTGGTAGTCAAAATACAAGTCTCGATGAAATATTAGAGATTAGAAAAGATATGAACGATGCTGGAACAGTAATTAAAATATCCAGAGCATTAGTTAAATTTGATTTAACTACTATTTCACAATCTATTGTTGATGGTATTATAACAAATCCTACTTTTTATTTAAATTTATATGATGCCAATTCCGAGGCATTAAATGTATCTCAGTATCTATATGCATATCCAGTTAGTCAATCTTGGACAAATGGTTCAGGAAAACGAGATTCAAATCCTATTATTGAAGATGGAGCTGGTTGGAAATGGAAAGATAATTCTACCACAAGAACACAATGGAATGAAGTTTCTGCATCAGGTGGAACTTGGTATAGTGGTTCAACAGGTCAATATAGTTTAGAGGCTTCTCAATCATTTACACATGAAGCAGCAGATGTTAGAATGGATGTAACTGGTATTGTAAAGAATTGGATTTATAGTGGTTCTTCATATGCAAATGAAGGGTTTATGGTAAAGAGAAGTGGTAGTATAGGTAATCAAAATTCAAATGTGGAAGAAGGAAACACTACACATTATGGAAATTTTAGTTTCTTTTCAAGTGAAACTCATACAATATATCCACCGAAGTTAGAAGTTGTTTGGGATGATTCTAAGTGGACAACGGGTTCATTATCAGCACTAACTTCTGATAACTTAGAAGATATGACAATTTATATGAGAGGACTAAGGGAAAAATATAAAGAGAACTCTAAGGTGAAATTTAGATTGGTTGGTAGAGAAATGTTCCCTGAAAGGTCATATTCATCAACAGATTTATATCAAACTGGATATACTACAGCAAAATATTTACCGAGTGGAAGTGCATATTATCAAATTAAAGATGCCTATACTGAGGATATTGTTATTCCATTTGGAAGTGGTTCAGTTATTAGTTGTGATTCAACAGGAAATTATTTTAATTTTTGGATGAATGGATTACAGGCAGAAAGATTTTATAGAATAGAGTATAAGGTTGTTAGTGGTAGTGGAACGGTAGATGAAACAATACAATTCTTTGATGAGAAACATTCGTTTAAAGTTGTGAGATAAAAAATGCCATATACAAAAGAAGAATTAAAAAAAAATGAGTTTTGGCAAAAATTACATGAACAAGATAGAGTAGAATATCAAAAGAAATTAGAACAAGCCGAAACTTTTAGTGAAACCGTACAGATATGGGACGATAAATATGGAAAAATGGATGTTGCTCCAATAGTACCATTACGAAATGAAGCTGGAACATTTCTTGCTTTTGAGGATCCAGATACGGGGTTGAATTATGAAAGACCAGATCAAAAAATTTCCGTTGAAAAAAATTCACCTTTATATCATAGTGGAGAAATAAAAGATAAAGTTTTAGATACAGAGATAAAGGAACTTGTATAATATGTCACAAGAACTTACACAATTAAAAGAAAAAGATTATAAACTATTAAAGAAAGAAAGTACTGGTATACTTGGAAATAGTGGTGGTCCTTATGCTCCAGCATTTGGTAATAGTGTAAGGGATATTGTACAATTTCATGTCTATGATATGAGTGATAGATATTTGAAATCTGGAACAAGTGAAGATTTTGAGAATAAAGATGATAAGATATTGGTAAAACCTGGTAATGATTTAAGAAGGGCCGGGTTCACTCGTGGTGATTTTAAGGTAAAATATTTTTTTCATAGAAGAGTTGCAGGTGCAGATGAAGTTATATTAACTAAAACCGTAGGGGATGAATCTGGTGTAGTACATAGTGGTAATCCACAAATTACTGGTGTTCCAATGGGTTCTTTTTATGTAGATGAAGATGGAAAGGCATATGTTGGTGAAAAACCTCCAGTAGATGGGAGTACAGCTCAAGAACTTGATATAAAAGAATATAAATTTTTTATTGATACTATATCTGCTGATAGAAAAGAAGTAAGATTAGCACCACAATTTATTAATCTAAATAAATATAAAGAAGAATTTTTTGATTTAGGTAATGAATATGGTATGTACAAACCAATTAAGAATGTAACTCCTGGTGGTGATACCGTAACTGGAGTAGGTAAATACGAATCTGCAGCAACACTTGGGTTTGAATTTGATTCTAAGGCAAATATTGATCCTGGATTTCATGATAAATATGTGGGTGGAACACTTGAAGTTAAAGATGCATTTATTTTAGGATATACTGAACAAACAGATACAACTGAGAATCCAAATTGGTCATTGGAAGATCCAATTCCACCATCATATATTGAAGCCTATGATTTAAAAGAATCTGGTTTCCCTATGGCTGTTAGGTATGTAGTAAAAGATGAATCTACACAAAAAACTTTAGGTGGTCATGATTTTGAGGGTTATCAACCTATACCAAATTTAACAACACCTGGTATAAGATATCATTTTGATTTTGGATGTGGACATACCGAAGTTACTGATACACCATTTGCAAATCATACATATGATACTGATGGAACTTATAATCCTACTGTAACTATAATGACACCAAATTTTACGGAAGTTATTAGTGATGTTTATAGAAATGCAGAAGCACCACAAAACGGACCTGGATTAAGAGGTAGTAAATTAAGTGGATTTGTACCAACTCCTGAAATTAGTGCAACTGAACAGGCTCAATCAACAGACCTTGAATATATGCCAAATGGAACTATTGTTAGATATTGGCAGACATATTGGTTAATAGATGGTGGTAAGAAAAGATTTATTGTAAGTTATGGTCATGGTAGTCCAGACAATATTGATGATTATTTACCAGTTAATATAGATGGAGTGTATGATACAAATGCTGAGGCAACATTATACAATTTAATGGTACAGAAAGGTGCCGAGGGAACTCCTTGGGGTGAATGGCATGGTAACGAACAACCAGCAAGACAAAATAGACAAGATTTTTCTCTACCTTTAAGTTGGGCCCAACAAAATGTAATACCAGATGGTCCACCTTTCACTTCAACAGATTTTGCAGCTACAGATAGTACAGCAGATGGTGAACCACGACAATGGGTATTACCTGATCCATTTCCAACCATAGGTAATGAAAATCCAGAAGGTGACACAACTGATGATAGTGATACTACAGGACAACAATATCTTTTACAACTTTCAATAAACGCGTTTATAGATGGGGACTCGGTTGATTTACCATATTCAACCTCTGATGGTCAAGGTACATCAATGGATGCATATTGGAAAATAAATGGTGATATAACAAATTTAACATCATTTAGTGGAATGTTTAATGAAGGTGAAGAAGTTGAGGTTGAGGTAGTTGTAGATTCTTATCCAGACGATGAATATGGATTTATTATGTGGGAACAACCAGACCAGGGGTCTCCAAGCAATCCAAGAACAATTATAATGAATGGTGATAAAGATAAAACAGCACGAATTGGAATAACATTCTAATGAAAAATAAACGAATCATATATTGGGGTGGTAATGACCATACGATAATTCCACGAATGGGTGCCTGTGGTGAGGGTGTAGATGTAGAACCAGCGGCAGGTGCTGGTGGACCACAAAAACCAGCAGCGTCAGCTTCAGCACCAGACGGACCAGGATTATTTGATAAACTTAAAGGATTATTACCAGCATTAGCACTTGGAGCATTAGCACTTGGTGTAATAGGTGGTGTAGCATTATTATTACGGAAGAATAGAGATGGGAAAGATATAGACTTTGATCCTGATTTATCGGATAGTGAAAATTTTGCAAAACTTGGATTAGATATAGAGGGAGCAAGGACAGCAAATCGTTCTGCAAATATGGGACAAAATGGATTTGATGAAAATGGATTACCAGTGCCTCCAGATTTTGTAGGACAGCAAATAATTGATGAAGATGGAAATGTTTGGGTTTATAAAGATCCACCTGGAGAATGGATTAACTTTGGTAATGTAGATGTACAATATACAACAAGTGGAGATAGTCAAAATCCAGTTTATGAAAACTATGTTTCAAGGATAACTGGTGTTGTAAATGAAACAACATTAAGAGTTGAAGAAAGTTGGTTAGCACAATCAACAAGAATAGGTAATGTTGGTTCATGGAACTCACTACAAGAAAATTGGTGGATTAATTGGTTACAGAATCCAAAAGATTTATACACTTATTTACAATTTGATAATGATGCCTCAAGTCTTGTAGTTAATTTTCAAAGAGATGATACAAATTTTGTAGAGTATCCACATTCAGTAGTTTATAAGTTGTATGAACCACTACCAGATTCAATCACAGAGGGAGATTTAACTTATGTTGTAAGGGAAATGGCCCCACCTTATACGGATACAGTTCAATTAGTAGATTTTGTAGAAGAAGATATAGATGCAGTAGTATTGAGAAATCCAAAATGGGATACTGGAACTGCAGCAGATAGTTATTTTGTGGCACGAGATACTAAATTTAAAAGTTATGATGATTTAGTTACAAGTGATACAGATATAAAAGAAATTATAGAGAATGAAATAGTAAGTGGGAGTTTTTTAGAAAGTATAGAACTTACTGGTGTAGATCATAGACAATGGGAAAATTTTGTTCATTTTAGTTCTATTGAAGATAGATTAAAAAACTTTAAATATAAGTTACAAAAGATAGAATTGTATAATAGTCAGAGTAATTCTCTTCATGGTATTTCGGGTTCTATGACATATGAATATACCGCTAGTTTAAAAACTAAAGTTAGAAAATTAGAAAATGAATTTACACCATTTGAAAATTATATGTACTTTCAATCTTCTTCTTATATTTCAAGTTCCATTGGAGTTTTTTATGATAATGCCTGGCCAAAAGATGGTGGTTCTGGTACTAAGAAGAATCCATATAGTCTTTATCCAGTTACATCTTCAAAGGCAACAACTTGGTATAATGAACAAATAAATTCAGCATCTTTATGGGATAGAGAAAATCGTGATAGATTAATAAATAATATTCCTAAACATATTACGGATGATACTAATAATTCTGCCTTTACTACTTTTATTAATATGACTGGTGAACATTTTGATAATATTTGGACATACATAAACGAAATTCCACAAATATATGATAGACGACAAAAAATAACTGAAGGTTTATCGAGAGATTTAATTTATGCAGTTGGAACTTCACTTGGTTTTTATTTTAATGATGGAAAAGATTTAGTAGATTTACCAAGATATCTTGTTGGTTATGAGGCTACAGGTTCAGGAGATAATGCAAATACTTTTACAGAATATTCTTCGACACCAGAAAGAGATATATCAAGAGAGATATGGAAAAGAATTGTAAACAATATGCCATTCTTTTTAAAGACAAAAGGAACTTTAAGGTCTTTTAAAGGTTTGATAACTTGTTATGGTATTCCATCGACTATTTTAAGAGTTAAAGAATATGGAGGACCCGATCCTAAACCAGATGCACAACCATCATATTTTGTAGATAGAAATTTTACTAAAGCATTAGATTTTAAAGGTGAACAATATGTATTGACAACTTGGGCAAACGATACAAATAGTAGTAGAAAACCCGATACTATAGAATTTAGATTTCGTTCTCAAGCATCAAGTGGTTCATTTCAAACATTATTTCAAGCAGGAGCAAATCCTGGTGGATTTGCTATAGGTATAAAAGAAGATACAGAATCATCTACTGATAATTATGGTCATGTATCATTCAGACTTGCACACGGTTCAGATTCAAGTAAAGGTTATGCAGAACTTTCATCTTCGGCGTTCCCACTTCATGATGGAGAATTCTATTCAGTTGCATTAACTCGTGTATCTTCAAGTGGAGCACAATTAGCAGCCGATACGACTTCACAGAGAATAAAATATAGATTAATGGTTAAGAAGTATGATGAGGGTAGGAGTAAGATTTATTTAGAATCTGATGAAACTATAACTATAAATGGTGCAGTTAGTTCATCTTGGAATGGTTCATTTACAGGAGATGAAACTGCTTATATTGGTGGTGCACTTGATAATTCTTTCGGTAATCAATTTACTGGTTCTATGATGGAGTTCCGTTATTGGAATACAGCTTTATCAGAATCATATTTTAATAATCATGTAAGAGCACCAAAATCATTTGATGGTAATCACGCATCAGCATCTTGGACAGATTTGGTATTAAGATATTCATTTGATGATAATAAGGCATTAAATAGTGATGGTGATATTCGTGATACAAGTGCTGACCAATCCTATACTCAATCAGGAAGTGCACAAGGATATACTTCAGGTATAGCACCACATTTTCGTTCAGTAGTAGATGAAGAAAAAATGAGAATTCCTAACTTGGGACCTAACAGACGAGTATCAAATAAAATTAGACTTGAAGATAATAAATTAAAGTTTGGTGGATTGTCGGTTGATAAGAGAAGTGAAGTTAGTCAATATGATTTAGCATCACTTGATTCAAATAAACTTGGAATTTATTTTTCACCAACTGATGTTGTCAATGAAGATATTATTCGTTCTGTAGCAAATTTAGATTTTGATAATTATATTGGTGATCCAAGGGATCAATATAAACTTAGATATAGGACATTGGAAGATGTATCATCAACATATTGGCAAAAATATACATCACCAAATAATTTTTGGGATTATATTAGATTAATTAGATATTATGATAGTTCACTTTTTGAGCAATTAAGAAGATTTGTACCAGCCAGAGCCCGAGCAAGTGTTGGGTTATTAATTGAACCAAATATACTTGAACGGAAAAAACAAGTAGTAGGAAAACAACCTGAATTTGAAAATTTGATGCTTAGAGCACATTTAGATATAAGTAATCAATATTCTTCGTCAGCATTTTATCCATCTTATGTATCTGGATCTGGTATAGATGGTTTAGTTACAAGAATAACAGGTTCAAATCTTCAATATGAAGGTTCGGCAAGCTTCTTTGAATATGCAATGGTAACTGGTTCATATAATACATATGAAGGAGCAGTAACGGCATCAATTGGACCAGGTGTACCAGCATTGTATGTTTTGTCATCATCATTTGATGGATGGGGTGGTGGTCCTGAACGATTCGGTGAAGTGACTTTTAAAGATACTTTTGGTGGTCCAGAAAAAGTATTTAGAGAAGCTTTACAAGTTCAAGTAACAGGTTCAAGAACATCTGAACATAATTATTATTATAAATTTTTCTATACTACAGACTACGATGCATTTCAGGATCACGGATACCAATGGGATACAGAGAAAAGGAATTATAGTTCTCGTTCATTACATAGAAGTGACCATCAAAATATAGGGTATGATAACGCATATCTTAGATTGGCATTCTTAGGGTCTAAACAGACAAAATTTACTACTTTAGATAAAGAACCTCCAGTTTCTATAACTGTAACTTCACCAACTACATTAGTAACACAAGAACCTGGAGAATCTAAGCTTAGGGTTAAGTAAAACTACGAAAAATTAGAGTTTGATATATTTATAGTTGAGAAAGTTTTATTCACTATTATATTTAAACTCCGTTTAAAAACTAAAAAGAATCTATATTTAGGAGATAAAAATGGGATTTCTTAATAACACAACTATTACGATAGATGCAGTTCTTACTAAGCGAGGTAGAGAACTATTAGCTCGTGGTAGAAATGAATTCGCAGTAACAAAATTCGCATTAGCCGATGATGAAGTAGATTATCGTTTATGGGATACATCACATCCAAATGGTACTAATTATTATGGAGCAGTTATCGAAAATATGCCAATATTAGAACCAGTTGCAGATGAAACACAGGCAATGAAATATAAACTTGTAACATTACCAAAAGAAACTTCAAGATTACCTATTCTTGATGTAGCAGTATCAACCTTGGCTTTCAGTCAAGGTGGTGGAAATGGTGAATTGTTACAACCTGGAACATTAAACTCAACAGATTCGGAACAAGGATATACATTTATTATCCATGATACTAATGTAGCAACTTTACAAGCAGGTCAAGCAGCACCAAGTCCATCTGCACCATTAATTCCTGTTACTTTAAGTGATGAAGAACTTACTCAAAGTCAGAATGTAAGTGGTTTAACTGCAAGAGTAGTACCACAAGTATTCACAAGTCCAAATCAGAAATCCACTCAGATTACTATTGTAGGTAATCAGACTGGAGCTACAACAACCGTAACCGTAACTGTAAACAAAACTAATCTTGGTAGTCCAGGACAAAGTTCGTCATCATTGACATAATAAAAGAAGGAGACAATAATGGCATTATCAGGAGCATTTAAACTTTTTGACCAAGAAGATGATATTGTAAAAAATATAAAAGCAACTATATCATCTGGTATTTGGAGTGGGGGATCAGCTACTTTAACGGCCTATTACACTTCATCAGCACAAAGTTCTTCAACAGGTGATTATTTTTATGATATTTATAAAACAAATCCAGCATCAGATACAGAAGCTGAAGTTCAGTTTTCAGTAACATATGGACACGAACATGGAAGTGGTTCGTTAGGAACAAGAGGAGCGGCTACTGGTGATAGAGCATCTGCAGCAATTCATGCACAATTTGTTAATTTATTATTAGGACCAAATAAACAAAGATTTACTTACGCTGGTGATACAACTTCGAAACACTTTTTCGCTATATCTATACGAAGAGCTCGTATGAGAGAAAAAATGGATCCAGGTAATTGGGAACTTTGGTTAAGTGGTAGTGATAATTCATTAATTGATCACGGAGTTATCAAACTAATTGACGATAGTGATGCAACTACAAATCCAACGACAGGTGTTGGTGGTAGAGTATTTAATATTGTTAGTGGTTCAATACAGACTGGTACAACCGTAACCAATACAGCAGCAGCATCTCAACCAGGTGGTGGATACGGATTATTTTATCCTGATATGGGACTTATTGTATTAAACGCAGATGTCTTAAATGCAACAGCCTCAATGAATGTTAATACTGGGTCTAATACATTAGCAGATAACGCTGGAAAATTTTTAAGTATGTTCACGGAAAGTGGTAGTGGTGAAGGAAATAAATTCCAAGCCCGTAGAGAAGAAAGACTTTCTTCTACACATTATTTTTGTAGAGCAGGAAATAAAGAGTTTAATTTTAGTAACAATCCAACTTTCTTTACTGCATCAGATGGTACATTTACACAAGCTACATTCTTTAAAGATCCAAAATCTTATATTACAACTGTTGGTCTTTATAATGATTCAAATGAATTATTAGCAGTAGCTAAATTAAGTAAACCAGTTCTTAAATCTTATTCAAGGGAAGCTCTTATCAAAGTTAAACTCGACTTTTAATTGATAGGGGGTAAACATTATGTTAAGGAATGTCCACCCACAAGATGTTTCTATTGAACCTTTTAAAACACATAAAAGATTCCAATTCGGAACTGCCGATACTGGAAGTGGTGTATATGGTCTAAGAGGAGTTAGTGGAAGTTATCACAATTTTAATACAGGTTCTGCAGATTCACAAAGTTTTGGAGTTTATAATGATTTATCTGCAAGTTTAGGTAAATCTGATAAATTTAGTCTTGGAACATATTATTCTGTACCATTATATTATACAATAAATAATATCTATTATGAGAGATATAGTAATAATCCAAAACTTCCTGGTCCAACAGGAAGAAAAGAACCATATCTAAGTTATGGTCCTACAAATATAAATAAACAACATAGACTTTTACACGATTCGTGTTCTGTTATTTCAATACCACAAGAATTATTTGGTGAAGAAATAAAACCAGGTTCAATTACCGTAACAGATAATAGTACAGATGTAACTTTCACAATTAAAGATGATGGTGATGGTAATCTTTATGATTGGACTTATTCATCAAGTTTTGCAGCATTCAAAAGTAGTAGTTGGGATACTTCAAAATGGACTGCACAAGGAAGTGGTAGTGCAATCGGAAATGTATTTTATGATACAGGAATGTTAGTTTTTACAGATACGGGTTCATATAAAGATGTTGCAGTTGGAACTGGAACAGACGGATATGAAATTGATTACAGAGCAACACATACAATTTATCAACACGAATATACGGTTATAGCTCCAGCAGGACAATTTAATAAAACAAGAAATATTAGTGCTACTCATGAAAAAAGTGGTAGTATTACTATAGTTTCTGGTTCGAAACCACATTATTATTTCCCACCAGGAGATAATCCAAGTGGTGGGGCCAATTCATCAGCATCATATGCAGCTGTCTATAATGCAACACAATTTGCAGAACCATTTGTTACTCATTCACAATTCGCACCATATATTACTACTATTGGCTTGTATAATGATGACAATGAGTTGTTGGTTATAGGCAAAACATCAAAACCAATAAAAAATGATCCAGAGATGGATATGTCTTTTGTTGTAAGGTTTGATGTATAAATCATAATATATATTATATTTATATAAGATAATAGAAACAATAACATAGGAGAAAACTCGTGGACAACCAAGCACAAAGTCTTATCGAGGGGTTGATAGGACAATATGGTTGGTTATTTTTAGCGGGAGTGGTGACACTCATCTTTCAAAATACCATAAGAGAGGCCGTAGATGGCATAATGGTTTTTTTAGGTAATGATTACAACGAAGATGATGTCGTTGAAGTAGATGGAGCACCTGGTCGTATAGTGAGAGTAGGAATGTGGAAAACTGTGTTCTTTATTTATCATGTATTAGATGGTAGAGTCGTAGGTGGTTCTAAATTAGTCGTAGCAAATTCTAAATTGAAAGACCTAAAAATCGAAAAACCATTACCAAATCTTGATTTATCTAAATATGGAAAATAGACAAATCTGATATTTATAGTCGTAGAGCAACGCTAACTGGAGATAAAAATGAGAAAATTATTAATTGGAATACTCTTGTCAACATCTTTGTTTGGCCAAGATTTCATATTAAACTTTTTTAAATATTCTACAGCATACGCTAGTTTTAGTCTAAACGCACCAAGACACCAAGATGATAGGTTTGCTATTATTGGTGGTCTTAGTACAGGACAATTAGAAGTAGGTAGAACTGAGAGAGAATTAAAACCAGACTTTCAAAAATCATTTGGTTTAAGAAAGATTGGTAGATTCAATTATGAACCAAAACGAGGTGTCAAGAATGCTGGAAATGGTGGAACCTGGTATGATGGTTCTGAACAAAACGCTAACGAGAGTGCAACATTTGGTCCTGTTAAAGGGTGGGAATATTTAATCAAACGGTCTGAAGGTCGTCAGTTTGGTAATGAATATCTAAATCAAGAATATTGGTTAAGATATACTGGTGATTGGTTTATGGCTAAAATAGGTTGGACAGAGTTAGGATTGGAAGATATTGAATATGGACAAGGTGAGTTAAGATTTAAATGGACACCACCTATTGTAGATGATAAATTAAATTTAAGTATTGGTGTGAAACATAGACAACATCCTGTATATGGATTTGATGCTATGATATTAGATACCACTTGGTATAGAGGTTCTTGGTGGGATTTTGCAGAAGATGCTTTTGGTATTGATGATAACGCTTGGTTTACAGAAGATTATCATTTGAATGGTGACCAAGATATTCAACTATATGAAATAGATCCTGAAACTGGTGAACTTAGAGAAATCGAAGGTGGAGGACCTTTTTGGAATGATGATGGTAGATTTGTCGGAGTTGATTGGTTGTGGAGAGATGAGAATGGAAAAATATTTGCTTATACAGATAGAGAGTATTTCTTATATCACTTTCCAAGAATGTTAGAAAAGTATATTGGTAGAGTAAAGAAAGATTTAGGATACCAAAGAGAAACATCAATTGTAATAGGAGCTGATTTTTATCATTATGATGAATATTGGTGGTTACACGCTTGGGGTAACTGGTTACCTTATCACTTTGGACACGATAAATATTCATATCATAATGGAGCACATTATCAAACTCATTTGGAAGAAGGTGGTGAACCTCATAAATTTATGTTTATGGATCCGATGTGGCATAGTTGGAATGATTATGACTTTGGTGCTATCTTTGGTGTAAAGATTAAAGATAACTTAGGTGTGTTTGCTGAAGGTCGTTTTCTTAATTATTGGGAAAGACCAGCTTATGATTTCAAATTTGGATTGAATTATCAATTTATAGGACTTTAGGAGATAACATATGATATTACAGATTTTATTTTGTTTACTAATAGTTCTTTATTGGTTTTCCGAAGGTGTAACGGAAGGTTGGACTTGGAGTACTAAAAAGAGAAAAGAAACCAATAAACTTATTCACCCAAACAATAAATCAAATGGTATATTTGATTATCATATGTGGAGAATATTAGAAAATGTAGGAATATGGGGTGCTGTAATTGTAGCATTTCTAATGGAAGCATCTTTCGCCAAATTCTTTTGGTTAGGTGTTGGTAGTTGGTTCATCGGAACATTCTGTTATGAGGCAGCCCTCAATCATGTTAATAAAGGAACGATATACAAACCTGTTGATTACAAGTGGCATATATTAGGATATGATATACCTTGGTGGGGTGGTAAGAAGATATTTATCTTACCAGCAACTGGTTTGGTAATTCTAATTTATGGGATAATAATATGACACACGAAAAAATATATAATATGGTAAGGTCTATTTGTGGTTCACTATTATTGGTAACATTGTTTATGATGCCAAGTTGTGAAGATGATAGAGTAGCAGATGAAACACCACAAGAGTTAATTCAAATGTGGTTAGATGGTAATGAAATACCTGTATATGATTATTATGAAAGTGTAACTACTTATGGAGTAAAAACTCTTACAGATAGTGGTGATGTTAAAAAGGTATTTGTTATTCATTTTCAAAAAGAATTTGGTAGAGTTACACCTGAAAAAGAACATTATGCTTTGATAATGTATGATATTGATGGTATAGATAATGATGATTTAATTGATGAGGGTTCTTATGTAAACCCAGCATCACTACTT